TGTCCTGTTTGATATGATAAAAAGGATTGAGTTCCCAACCCATACATATCTATAATATCAGGACCTTGTCCGGTATTTGTAAAGTAAGGAGCACCTGAATTATTTGGTGTTATATCTTGAAGAGACTGAACAGAATCAAAAGCTGAATCTACATTAAGTGATCCAGTATTAGGATCTTCCGCAGTTACAACTTGATTAACAGTAACCCTTAATTTAGGACCTATTAAACTACCGCCTGGTGCGTGTACACCTGCAACTAGTTGTATATGTTTAGGTAATCCTGATGGCGGAGGTGCACCAAAGATCATATTTCTTGTGTGCTGAGATTTTGTTCCTACATATTCTCTTACTTGTAAATATTTTTCTCCTTCACCTTGTATTACATCTCCTCTAACATCTGGTGCATCACTTTTTATCTCTGCGTCTGTATTATAATTTACAGCAGTACCAATACCACTAGATTCACCAGATTCACCACCTGATCCTTCAGAATTTTCTCCGCCGCTTCCGGACCCTTTTGTTTCTTCGTTCTCTTCATTACCTCCTTCTTGACCACCTCCTTGGTCTCCGTCTGTAGTGTAAAATATTGGAAAGTGTTTAAACATATTTTATTGGTTTAGCAATCGCATCCGCAACTATTGTCACAAACCTCTCTTGCTTTAGTATATTTATTATGTGCGTCTTGTATATATCCTGTTTGTAATGTTGTGCCTACAGTATTTCCTTGTTTTAGTGAATACTCAGAAGACTTTAGTAATAGCATAATTTTTTGAGCTTTTGCTAAAGTTGTAGAACATTTTGCACAGTCACAAGCACAGTCTATAAGTTCATTGGTTAATTTTGCTAAACAGCAATCAATATCACATGCTAGTAATACAGATTTTCTGTCTTGCTCTGCTCCATCAATATAGGAGACTATGGTAAAAATCCCATTAGACATAGATAAATCAGAGACTAATAAAGGATAGGTAATAGGACCGCTTGTAGCAGTTACTGTAAAATTTGGAGATGTTATATTTAATACACTTGATCCTGATGCATTTACTACACCAAAAGTTAAAATAGCACTAGTACTAGCACTATAATAATCTGCAACTATATTAATTTGTTCACACGTAGGTGATGCCGCTACTGTTAAAGCCATAGTTTATTTGTTTTAAAATTAGAAAAAGATATATAGGGGGACTAATGCCCCCTATAAGTCTTATATTAGATAATCTGCTTATGCAGACTCTGCCATTAAGTAGTATTCAACAAATACATCAACTACACCAGCAGTTAAAGCTGCGGTTGCAATTGTAAATTGTATTCCTGTTCCACTTGTAGTTTTGTCTGTAACAGCGTGTTCTGTTACGTCCTCATCATCAAAAGCTCCATTATCAAAAGCTGTTGCAGCTTTTAAAGTTACTCCTCCTGCAGAAAGTGCAAGAGTAGCAGAACCACCACTAGTCATTGCTGTAGTTACTACAGAATAACATCTAACGATAACTGAGTTATCAGGAATTAGCGCTGAATTAGACGGTACAATTGTACTTACAGCACCACCATCAACTGAAAAGTCGTATGTAGCACGTGCTGTCATTAATTTTGGATTTGCCATTTTATTCTATTTTTTTTAAAAGTTAATAATTACAGTATAACAGTAGGAAATACTCCTGCGAAATAACCGTTTAATTTTGCCTCAACAACTGCACTATCAGCATCTCCTTCTTTTAAAGCAATAGAAATTTCTATTAAATTATCAACTCCGTGAATTTGAGAGCTTGAAGATCCATCTTTAGTAGCTATAATGTTGTACATGTCATAATCAGTACCTGTTGCTGACATAAAAGTAGGTTGCTGTGGTAAGTGTCCTCTGAAATAAAATCCATGAGATGTTCCTTGCTGATTTTTTTCATATTCTCTTACTGCAAATCCATCACCGTATCCAGGGTTTGCATCAATTACATGATTTGTAACTGTGTAAGTCTGAGTAGTTTCTGGATTAATTGAAACTAGAACTTTAAATACTACAGGCTCATAATCCCAAGTGTTACCACTTTGAGCTACGTCACCTCTTTTTGCTCCTGTAAAAGTAACTAATCCCGCACCGTTATCTGCTGCTAAAGGATTTAACCAGTCTGGTGTATTACTTAAAGCTTCAAAAGCATCGTGAATTGCAGTTCCAGATGTTGCAACGTTTGCACTTGCACCAATTGTTACGCTAAATTTGAAAGATTCTGATGTCCTAGGACCGCTTGATCTTACAAATTTAACTTCAATTTCTTTTGCTGTTGCTGCGTTAGAACCAACTGGTAAAATAGTAGAAGTTTGTGCTGTTGCATCAGAAAATGCTTTACCACTGTAATCAATTACATCTCTACCATAAAACCAAGGAGTTGCAACGTTTAAACCATCAGGTCCTCCTGCAACTATTCTTATTTGTGGAGCATCTACAAAAGTTTCACCAATAACTAACTCAGTAGGTCCAGATGCGCTTAATTTTTGTACAGAAACTGCACCGTCATCTACTAACCCATTGGTTACACCAAATGCAGTACCGTCTCCAATAATTAAATGTCTTGCCATTTTTTTATTTTTTAAATTATTTATTCATTTTTATTTACCTCTATTTGATGAGTTTGATACCGTGGATCAGAGATCCCTTCCAGTATGCTACTTACAGTCATGTCCACTATCTCTTGATGACAGTGTTCGGGTAATTCACAACTAATCCCCAAAGATAACGAAATCTTAGAGGGTTTTCTTATATAAGTTATTTTCAAAGCGTCTATTATAAATATATCACTCGTGTACATATCTATAGCGTTCCCACGTATTGTATATATTGGTGATGTATGTTTGGTTGTATTGAAGGGGTCCGTTAGTAATGTAAATACATCATCTTGTTGAACAAATTTACTACTTACTGTTACTTCTGTAGGCTCTCCAGTTAATACTCTTTTCTCTTTTAAATTAGCAGCTGAATAATAAGGATCTCTACTTTGTAAATGTGCTCCTCCAGATTGTACATTAACTATAGTTGTTACTGTACCTACTGATGCGTCCCACTCTAACCAAGGAAATACATTTGGATCTGGTACTACAATAAACTGTCCTTGATAGTTTAGTTCTCCAAACTGTTCCCAGTATATTGTAAACCCTGTTCCTGGGTTATCTAATATATCTCCTCTAACAGAATTTATATCCTGTGGAAATTGATAACTATTATTATTTTGCCATACAATAGCTGATCCTTGTGTTAAATCGCTTGCATCTTCATACATTATAATTGAATCTGCAATTGAAGAGTTGTTATTACAAACAAATGCATCTAAAGAAATAGTAAAAAATAATAAAGGTGTAGGTTCATTTAAAAAATAATCTACTTCAGTACAGGTATTATTTCTATGTACTCTAGCTAATGTATTAACTAGATATAAATAATCAGGAGGTAAAGTAAAAGTATCAATTTGAAATTTAGCTCCTAACACTTCTTTAAAAAGTGTAGGTGCTTCATATTCTCTTACTAATGATCTTAAATCATCAATACGTTTTTGTGACTCCTCAAATCCTTTTCTATATTTATTATTCTTACCATATTTAGTATTAATAAATCTTATCATAGACTTATTTAATTCTATATCTATTTCTTGTGGTAAAAGCAAATCAGCTTGGAGTGAATTTATTTTATCCACTCCTTGCTGTATTGCTAAATGCATTTCTTGTACATTCATATTATACTAATGCTAATTCTTTAAGTTTAGCTCTCATTATTGTTAGTGTTCCAGAGTTCTTTTTATCTTTTAAGTAGACGACTGCATTATCCATGTTTTCGCCAAGTACTTCATCAATATAAATTATCTGGTTTCCTATTTTTCTAAGAACTCCAGCTGTTACCATTTCTTCAATCTCAGCTTTTAGTTCTAAATTTTTATCTGTAGTAATTCTTACAAACTTCTTTGGATTTGAATTTTTAATTTCATATAAAGAATTTTCTATTTGATCTGCTGTCATTCTATCAGGATTAACATTAGATAAAAGTCTTAAAACTCTCTTCATGTTTTTAGCACTAGAAGATAATTTAATAAATTCTTTATCTGCATCTTTCTTTATTTGTATTTCATTGTTTCTAGATTTATCTTCTCTTGTTAAATCTTGAATATAAAATCTTTTATTAAAATCAGCATCCATTTCATTTTTAGTCATAGCTACATGAGGATGTTTTAATGCAAATCTATATTTAATATAGTCTACTATTTGTAGAGGCATATCATTATCATCCGTACCTATTTCTAGTTCTACCCCAGTAAATCCTACAGGAATTGTCATTTCTGCCCAGTATTGTTTAGAATATTTAGGCCAATCAACGTGATCAGGATTAACATCTAAAATACCTTGCATGTATTTCTTTTCTTCTTCAGGGGTAAAAGGTTTTAAAGGTTGTCTATTTACATAAACACTACTGAGTTTGGATACGGCCTCAGCTCTTACCGCTTTAGGCAAATGGTTTAATATTTCCTTTTGTCTAATTGTTATTTTTTTACTCATAATTCAGTTCTTTTTTTTAAGGTTAAGTTGTTAGGATATAAAGAATAACTCTCCTAACTGAGTTAGATTAAAGACTAAAGTCATGGGGAAATTAATCCCCACAACCTTAATCAAAAACCAATATATAGACGCAAATTAATGCCTATGTTACGATGCTGTGCACGTAATATCAATAGATGTGTCAAATCTTCTTAACACAATACCTGCTGTCTTTAACATGTGCACAGACGCCCCGTCAATGTCAGATGCTCTAGCATCAGATCCTGAGAATCCTCTAGGGACTACAGATCCAGCTACACACCATCTCATTGCCTCACGACCTTTCTTAGAAATCATTTGAAGGTTATTTTGACCATCATAATTTGATTGATCAACAAATACCATTCTGTAAGACTCTAAAGAGTATCCTGTTACAGGGTGTTTTGCACGAGCTTGCGCCACGGCACCATGATCAAAGATTGGTAATTTTACCACGTTGATCGTGTGTCCATCTACATGCTCATAGGTAGTGAAGTATCCAGTTAATCCTAGGTTACGTCCTGAACCTGTGATAAATCTGTTTTCTCCACCCACTTTAAAAGTATTATTTGAAAAGTGGCTTTTAAGAGCTTCATCAAATTCTCTTGCTCCTCCTGTTCCAGTATATAAAGTTACTTGTTTAACAGAAGCATCAGTCATTCCGTAGAATAAGTCTCCGATGATGTTCTTAAGTTTTGTCTCAGTCATTGTAGAGTAAGTGTCAGTGTTGACGATTTGCTCTAAAAGACCAGGACCTACGATTACAGGTTGTCCATTTTCATCTTTCATGAAAGTATGTCCGTTTGCATCGTATGTTTTTTGACCGTACCAGTAGTACAACTCACACTCTTCTTTAAAGTCAAGCATGTGTAGGTACTCTTCGTAGTCCATCCAAAGTTTAGTAGTTCCGCTTCCTTTAGTTGGTAAAGAAAATTCTGCTACAAAATCTTTAGCGTTTCCAGACATGTGGTAAGATTTTCTAACCGTAGTTAGTTTGTTTCTTACTTTACCTGGAGTTTCCCAGTTAGAAGCATTACCTCTAGAGAAGTCAACTCCTACAGGTGCATACATTTGAGCCCAAAGTGCTCCCGCTACCGCATCAGCTGCAGGTAAAGTTGCTGAAGCTACAGGGTTAACTAACTGTAGTGTATACTTGTATGAAGATCCCCCAGCTACTTGCTCAGGTGCTTTCATTATACGTGCTTGTGCCCCTGATTGAGATACTAACACATATGGGAATACGAAGTGTTTGTCAGGAAATTCTAATTCGAAAGAAGATCCACCCAAACCTAAGTTTGCGTTTGCATTTGCTGTTGCCACTGGTCTCGTTCTTAATCTATGTGTTGCCACACGATACTCATACTCTAATCGGTCAATAGACTTAGTGTTACCAACTCCTTCTGTTAAGAAAGATAGAGGGAATCTTTTATCGTCTTTTCCTGCTAAATGAGTAATAATTGGAGACAGTTCAGTAGGCTTAGTCAACAATGCATTTGCTAGACTGTTCATATCAGTCATTTGCGAATCATTGTAAAACGTCTTTTGAACGCTTATATTTGTTCCATTTACTGCCATTTTATTATAAAATTTTATAGGGTACCTATTTCCCTGTTAAGGTATGTCTTTAAATACTGAGATCTAAATTATCTAAATCAAAACTTTTCTTTCGTGTTGATCTTTTACGAGCACTTTTTACAGTCTCCTCGTTCTTAGCTATTTTTTGTCTCAATGTTTTCGTAGCCGTTGTCTTTGCTTTTTTGTTTATAATATTCTCTAGATTAAATCCTTTATACATTAAATAATCTATAGCTAATTTTACATCCATTTCAGCTTCAGAGTGATCTAAATCACGCTGTGTGTAACCTTCTTTAGTTACCGGCTTCGAGAGATAGTTAAAGAATTTTGTTTTTTCTCTTTCTGGAACTTGCAATCCTGCAAACTCTTTTGATTCTTTAATTGTCTCTTGAACTCCATTCCAAAACTCCATCTGCTTTTCTTGTTGCTGTTGTAGTTCTGCTCTTTGTCGTTCTACTAATTGCTCTTTTTCCCGTGCTTGTACTTTACCTAAAGCTTGTTTTGCTGCTTCTGCTTTTTTAAATAATTTACCAGAGTCTTCATAATCTTCTAGCATTTCTTTGATAAAGTCTCCGTCATGTCCTTTTTGATTAAAGTAATCTGTAAGAATTGCTTTTTGACTTCTTGAGTCATCTTCTGCAATGTCCATTTGATTATAATCTAAAGTAGGATCAAAAGCTTTCATAAATTTTTGAGATTCTCCTCCAGCTAATACATATTCCATATGTTTTTTAACTAACGGAAATTTCTCAAGAACTTCATCAATTCTTTCGTCTGCCATTTGAGAAGCTATATCTTTAGTCATTGCTGTTAATCCTTCTGCTGTGTCATCATACTCACCTTCATAACCTAAGCTATCTAGTATTTCTGATACAACTGTAGAATCTTCAGTAGATTTAACTTCTTCATCATCAGACTCTTCTTCTTCGTCTTCCTCCTCGTCTTCCTCATCTATTTCTTCCTCAAGCTCTTCTTCTTCTTCATCAATATCTTCAAGTTCAGCTTGTGGTTCTTCTTGTACTTCTTCTTTTTCTTCAGCTACTTCTTCGATAGGTTCTACCTCAGCAACTGTGTCAACTCCATCACCTCCAATAACATCATCAAAAGTAATATCGTCTAGTTGTATTTTTTCATTTGGGTCCATATATATATTGTTTTAATTTACAAATTTAGTATTTAATTTAATTGGTTTTTGCTTTTTTATATTTTTGATTTTATCTTTATTATATAACACTTCTTAAAAAATGTTCTTTGTTCTTTCATTCCATTTCTTTCTTTCAGTAGCTATTTCTTCTTTAGTAAGACTTTTTATAGCCTTACCATTAACTTTTCCTTTATGATTGTTAAGCCAATACATAAAAACTTCTTCTTGTGTTGGAGGAGTATCTCTTTTAACTACTTTATTAAACTCGTTTCGTCTTTCAGGGCCTCCAAATATTTTATCTCCTATAAATATACCTTCTTGATCTTCTTTACTAAATGTAGAAAAGTCTTGAGAGTTACTAGAAATATATTTGTCATATACATTAGTAAAATCTTTTATAGTTTTATCTGTATTATTTTTTAAAAAATTAGCTGTTCTATTTAAAGCTGTATTACCTCCTTTTTTAGGACCTACTTCAAATTGAAACAAACCTCTTCCAGGCCCATCAAATAATGTACCATCGTCTTTTTGTGATACCTGTATTTCGTCAAATTTATTTTTAGATTCATGTTCAGCTATAGCATTCATTACAAGATTTACATTATTAGTATCTCTACCACTGTAGTTCATATACTCCATCATATGGTTTCTAAGACCACCATCTTGTTTTTCATCATAATCTGAGTTTGTAGAAAAATAACCTTTAGGAGCTTCATATCCATAAGTCTCTAAAAATTCTTTTTCTTGCTTTTTTATATTTGCTCTATACTGGTTTTTTCTTTCTTCAGTTACTTTTTGTCCAACTGTTTGTTCTTCTTCTAACTCATTTAAATATACCCTACCATATATTTCTGGTGGTGTTATTCCTACAGCTCTGGTTGCTTTGTCTACTAATTCATTAATTTTTTTATTGCCATATAAATGATCAAGAGGATTTAAATCCCATTGGTCATAATAAGAAATATATTTACCTTTTTCATCTTCACCTTCACTTATTTTATATTCTCCTAACACCCCACCTGCATATGTATATCCATCTGATGCAAAAGGACTTTTAAATTGATCCATAAGTGGATTAGCATTCTTATTTTTTATCATTTGTTTAATAGTATTCTCTGTTACTATTGATCTATAATATTCTGCATTTGGATCTTTTGATTTAGTTGGTTTATATATAGCCTTTTTAATACTATTATATTCTTGAGGTTGACCCATTGTCATATTTAAAAGATCCATTCTTTCAGTAACAGCTCCAGAGTCAGAATTAGGATCTTTGTCAGCCCACCAAAAAGGACCAAATTCATCTTCATCAGCATCTAGTCTTTCAGGATCTTTTTTAT